AACCGGCCCGCAGGCCGACCTCATGCGCGCTGTACCGCAGCATCGTGTCCGAACGCAGCAGGCCGTCGAGGTTGAACTTGGCGCTCTGGCCCCTGGGGAGCAGCTGCGACAGCGCCGCCTCGATGCGCGACAGCCACGGCCTCAGCGTGTAGCTGGCGAACAGCTGCGTGTCCTGTTGCACGTTCGAATACGTCTTGGAGTCGGCCGAACCGACGCCGATGAGGAAACCGGGCACGCCGAACACCGTTGCCACGACCTGGGCGTTGAACCGCCGCGACTCCAGGAGCTCGAGGTCCGATGCCGAAAACGACAGCGCCTGGTAGCCGACGCCGCCCGACAGGACCGCCGGGGAACGCTGCCGCCCACCATGAGCGGCCACGAACGCGTTCTTGAGGTCCTCGGATTCGGCCTTTGAGAGCTCCGTGTCGGCGGTGATGACACCGTTGGGCATAGCGCCGGTCGTGTAGAGCTCCCCGGCGTAGTCCTCGCCTGCGATCGCGAGCCCCATTGTGCGGCGCTGCATCGCCAACGGCCCCAGGCCGACAGTGTGGCCCGGCAGGGTCAGGCCCCGGATGTGGAGGATGTCCTCGGCTGCGTACTGCTGCCCGCCGACCCGGTAGACCACCTGCCCGGCCTCGGGACTGACGAACACCGCCGACGGTGCCAGCACCGCGAGGCTGCGCGGGTAGCCGAGGCTGTCGCGGTTGCCGAGCACCGCGTAGGCGTTCCCGTCGATGAGAACCGACGTGCAGATCGACGAAACGGTGTCGACGCGTGTTTCGGCCGGGTCGGGTTGTCTGAGGATGTCCGGCGTGTCGATCTGCTTGCCGCCTCGGAACGCCTGGATCGGCAGGGACGCAATCGAGTCGGAGATGATCTGGATGCAGCGGTAGGCGGCCGGAATGGACAGGATCGTGGACTCGGTGATCGTGAGCGGCCCGTTGAGCGCCTGGGGCATCAGGCCCCTGGTTGGTAGGACGAAGCTGTCAGCCCGGTGCTCGACCGGGCCTTGTGCTAGTCGCAGGAACATCAGCTGCTAGCCCTCGAGGTGCGTTCGATCGCCAGGCCGAGAACGGTGGCGAAGCCCCCGACGGCCAGGACCAGAATCCATATACCCCCGATCATCCATAAGGCGTAGAAAACAGCGACGATTCCGACAGCTTGCAGCAATGATGCAAACGATGACATTGATGCCCCTTTAGTGGATGGCTGGGGTCGGCTTTCTCTGATGGGCCGATACAACGCCCCATCGGGCCAGAGTAGCCGCAACAAGCGGCGTGATATTCACGGACGATCGGCGGTTCCACGCCCACTGTTCAGCGAGGCGGCGCTTGGACGCAGCCCCTACCGCATCGGTCAGCAGGCGGTCACCGAGGTGCGTGATCGTGCCGTCGACGACGCCGTCGTAAAACGACCCGCACGCCCTGGCATAGTCCCGCATCCCCAGGGCGATCACCTCGACACCGGCCTGTTCGAGGGTGACGATGAACGACCCGGCCGGGCTACCTCCGTCGATCACAACCGGTGCTTTCCACTTCTTATACAACTCGATCAGGCGTTCCTCGACCCAGCCGACGTGCTGGCGGTGGTCGACGACCTCGACAGGCGTGAACGCTCCGTTGCGGCCGGCCGCAGCGATCGTCGCCGAGTCGCGTTGCGGCGACACGTCCAGGCCGAGCACCGTTTCGAACCCGATCGCCACGTCGGGCTTCTCGAGCTTCTCCCAGTCGCCCATCGCGATAACGGCGACAGCCTCGAGCGCGGGCCACACGTTCAGCCACTCCCTGGCGAACAGCTCAGGCTCGGTCGTCGCAGCTGCGTCGGCTACGGCATCGAGGGTGACACCTCCGGCCTCGTCGAGCGTCGGGATGGCCTGAGCCCACACGTCCGGGTCCAACGGGTCGAACTTGTCAGCAGCTGGGCTCCACTCATGCCACGACAGCGTCTTCGTGGTCTTCTCGTGGCCGAGGTTGCGGTAGTGGGCGAGCATCGTCGAGTTCGCGTCGCCGGCGTTCGACAAGATCCACAGCTGCGCGTTCGGCTTGGTTGCCATCGTCGGCTGCAGGGCCGCGACGACTTCCATTGTGTGCGTTAACGCCTCGTCGATGACAACCAGGTCGATTGTGAGGCCCCGGGCACCCTTGCGATTAGGTGTAACGACGCGGTACGACGAGCCGTTCTTCATGTGGATTGCTTCCATGCCGTTAGCCCTGGCGACACGGGCGACCCGCTTCGAGAGGCTCGAGTTCAAGATCGCCTCGACGTGTTCCTCCCACTTGTTCCTGGCCATGTTGCGATCCTGGGCGGTGAACGCGCAGACGTGGCCGGGTTGTAGCAGCTCGAGGCCGATGCGGGCCGCAGCGAGCGCCGTCTTGCCGTTCTGGCGGCCAACGGACACGCCGACCGTGCGGTACGCGTACTGGCCGCCCCGGTGCTCGAGGGCTACGTCGGCGACGTGGCGTTGCCACTCGAACAGGGGCAGGTCGAACGCCTCGGACACCCTGGCGAGGGCGTGGCCGAGCGTCTTACGTTTCGAGCGGGGCGTGCCCCACCTGGGCGGGATCATCGTCGAGCTCTGCTAACTCGGCTGATGGCTTCGACACAGTCCTGCCCCATAGCGAACAGAAACGTCTGGAATGGTTGCGCGTAGGTGGAACCGTCGGCCCGACTGAATACGCCGGTCCAGATGGCGACACCGTGAGCATCGGTCCAGACGTGGTCCAACCATCTGGCACCCCGGCTGGCGGGGAGCAGGGCGATGCCGCGGCCGTGGCCGATGAATCGGTCGACCCAGGGGGCAGGCTTGGAATAGGGCGGGTTGAGCCATACGCGGCCTTCCCACGGTAGGGACAGGCCGTCGTCCTCGACGGTGTAGATGCGCCGGGCTGGTACCGCTGACAGCTCTTTCGGGCATGACGCCGGGTCCAGGTCGAACTCGATGTCGAGCAGGTCGAACAGCGACCTGGGCGTGTAACACTCGTCGGAGGTCTTACCCTCGGCAACCGGGAACAGGCGAACCGGCATCGCCAACATCGGGATCACTTTGTGAGGTCTTCGACCAGCTGGTCCCACACGTCGGCATCGTCGTCGACGCCGAGCTCCTTGAGCGTGCGGACAATCTGGTTGGCGATGTTGGCGATGTTGCCGATGCCCCTGCCGCTCGTCTCGATCGCGTCCCAGCCGCGGGCGAGGCCCAGGAGCGACTCGGCGAGCACCGCGTTCGGCGTGTCAAGTGATGCGATGACCACCTGGGCGGCCTCTTCGTGGCGGCGCATTACCAGTCCCTCGAGGTCTTCGGCTTGGCCCGGCGCTTGTTCGTCATGGCTGCACCACGGCTGGAGTTGCACTTCCAGCAGGCCGGGACCAGCTCTCCGACCCACAGTTCGGGGCTCGGTGCCGAGGATAGTGGAGGAACGTGGTCGGCCGTTGTGGCCGGCCGCTCGCGGCACCACACGCACACCGGGCCGGATGCCAGGAGCCGCCTGCGGGCCACCAGGTAGGAACTTTCACGTCCTGCGGTCATCTCGCCAAAATTCGAAACGGTCGGTGGGGATTCGCCAAAATTCAGCCCGACCGGGCCCTTTTGGGGAGAGTTTTTTGCGGGAGGGGCGGGGTGCGGCGCTTCGGGGGTAGAAAAAAACAGGCCCCAGGAGGCCCTTTTTGGCCTCTTTTTAGGGTCCTAAAAGGCCCTTTTTTGGCCTCTTTTTGGGCCTTTTTGCACCCCTCGCAACAGTGTTTTCGGGCCTTCGAGGAGCTCACGAAGTACGCCAGGCACCACGTACAGGTGCGTACCGTGGCCCGTTCTACGTACCTCAGCGTCAATATTTCTTTCGCTTTCAGGCCGCCCCAGATGCCCCACTCCTCCCGGTTGCGTTCGGCATAGGCGCGGCACTGGGCCATGACAGGGCACCGTGTGCAGACGAGTTTTCCGAGGCGGTAGTCGATGCCTCCGTTGTCGCCTGGCTTGCGTGGGAAGAACACTGACTCGTCCATGCCGTCGCACTCGGCGTGCTGTTTCCAGTCGTCGTCGCAGCGGTAGTCGCAGTTCCTCGAGTCGCCACAGTGGGCGCATACGTCGAGGCTGTCAGTCATCGAGGTCGGCGTGGAAGTCGGAGTGGACGCGGTCGAGCACCTCGAGTTCGGCGATGAGGCCCCGGAGGTGTTCAAGGTCGAGGTGGGCCGCCTGGTCGACGAGCTCCCCGATGCGGCGGGTGAGGGATCTGTGGAGTGCCTTCCACGGGAACGGTGTCTCGTCATCCATTGGCGATCTGTTCCTGCCAGGTGAACCAGTCGGCGATGAAGTCCGGGTCGCGTTGGTAGAGCACCAGGGCGAGCGGTGCTGGTAGGACGCAGCTCATTTTGGCGACGTGTTGGTTGTCGGCCATGTTCTCGAAGGCTTCGACGGATTCGAGCACCGGCACCTCGAGCTGTTTGTTGAGCTCCCCGATGAAGTGGGCGAAGTGGTCGAAGTAGTCCTGGTCGTATGTTGTCATCTGGTTCGGGCCTTTCGGGCTTCGCGGGCGTTTTCGGCTGATGTGAGGACCCGCTGACAGGTGTCGCCATTTGTTACACCTTCATATTTGAGTTCTCTTTGGGTTCTCTTCTGTTTTGTGTCGCCTCCTGTTACACCTGCTGTCGCATCCTGCGACACCTGTTTGGCTTGTTCACAGGGGCCTGTGGATGGCATGTGGAAGCGGTAGCGGACGT